GGCCTCGCAGCCTTCTCCCGACCACCGCAATTGCGGGGTAAAACATGACCTAACGTCGTGAGACGTCAACCAGCACTATTTCGGTGCCTGATGGACCCCTGGTTACCACCAGGGGCCCAAGTCATGAAAACGAGGGACTAAGCGTCCCACGTGGAGTCGCCGATTAGAGCTCGCTCGGAGGCTTACCAGCCCCCCGAGTGGCTCTTCGGTCCCGTCCCTGCCAGCGTACAGTGCGAACAGCCATGTTCTGGCGTACACGCACTGCACATCCTCGCGATGAGGTCTGGCGACCAGTGATGCCACAAAAACTCCTTCCATGCCTCGACCAGCTGGTCGAAAGTATGGGCTGGCGGACGCCCTATCGAAGTTCTCGATGAGGTATCCGTCAGCAATCTGCATACCTGTTTCTCTCGCATTTAGCCCCCCGAACTCTGGAGGGCCGAGAAGAACGGTAGCAGACTTTGGAAGCCGGCGTACAACAGTAAGCCATACAGGACGAAGCTCACGATCACAACCGAACTTACGATTGCGATAGTAAGCAATCCTGCGGACACTGTTAGCCAATTTAAAAAGGCTTGAAACATCACTTGGTACTTCCTTTATAAAGGTGGGACGTACGTTATAGCCGTTGAAGTAATCGGAGCCACAAGATTCCCTAAACAGCCCGGAATAGTACGTCTTATCCGGATTGACAAGGAACCCAAAGAACTCCAATACTTCCTCCAATAGAGGTACAACCTCTACGGGAACGGCGATGTCATCACCATAAGAACGGACTGTTTCTTGCGAACGTTCGTGGCTCACGCCACTAACTTCACAACACGCTAAAGCCAGCGCCCAGAAAATCAGGCTCTCCAGCTCAAACGTGAATCCGTTTCCCATTGAACTGAACTTTTCATAGGAGATACACTTCCCATCCAAGTCCCCAATTCGTGATCTACACCAATCCATCGGTATAAACCACTCTTCGGGAATCAGTTCGCGAACCACCTCCAAGGCAATAGTATCACTAGCCATGGAAAGATCCACGGTGGCGACATCCCCTAGAAGACTGCCGCGTTTCGCAAGGCCCCGCGAGGGTCCCTGCGTATTCAGGTCTAAGCGTTTCCGCCTAAGCCTGAGCCTCATCATCGCACCTATGCCAAGCTGCGCATAGATGTTCAGATGAGGTTCGATCGCAATTACGCGATCTTTCACGGCGTCCTTTGGGACGAACGTAACTGAGTTACCGGGCGCCGAGACGACCGAAACCCGCTGCGAGGCGGGTCCAAAGTCATCCGGCAGGAGCCCGTCAAGGCTCCTAACCCACGAGGGGTGGTCTAGCACCAAAGCCCTCGCACCCTCTGAGAACTCCGTAGTTGCGGAGATATCAGAGGTGAGCTTGTGGAATGCGGACACGCGTTGACCTTTGTTGAGGTTATCGCTACCCGGTCCGAAACGGCACTTATCTGCCCACTCACCAGCCGAAAACTTACCAAGCGTCTCAGATATTTTCCACTGCGCAGTATGCAAAACACTGTGCAAGCGGCTAGGAAGGTTTTTATACCCACTAGCTCTGAGGGCTCGGAAACGGTTATTGGTGAGCAAGCAGCGACCCTCTGCCTCTGCGAATTTCGCAGCGGCAGTCTCTCTCCGATTAACACCCTCTATTTCTAAAGGAGTTTTGCGAAGAAAGGAGATGGCTTGGTAGTCATCCCGAGCCCTACGCCAATGTCCCTCTAAATACCAACTCGGGTCGAATTTCTTCGACACAAGTTGTTTCAGCTCTCCATGTTTCAATAGGAGATAACAGCTGAGAGAGATAGGCGTATCAAGTGCCTCGAAAAGCTCTAAAGCAACTCGTTCAAGGAGGGCTTGCCCATCCTTGATCCGAAAGGCATTCAACTGCCTTTCGACAGTCCTACGATTTCGCATCGAAAAGACTCCTGTGAGTTAGACTAGAGCAGCTTTCGCTGCCTTTCGCCTTCAGCTTCGGACCCAACGTTAGAGACCAATAAATCGGTCTCGCCCTTAGATCTTAGCTTCTGTCCCAAAACCGTAACCCCGTGAGGGAGTACGATCTGTATGAACTTAACCAGCAGCAACAACCAGCTGTATCGGTTCATACCCCACCATTAAGTCGGCTGCTCGTCGTCGACGACAGCGCTCGTAACAACAGCGTTGTCCATCAGATCTCGAAAAGCCGCAAGCAACTCTTGCCTCTCGGCAGTTGTCGCCTTAGTGGGAATGACAAACTCACCGGATACGAACGAGTTATAACTCAGAGCGCCGGTAGTACCGTCGATGACGGGGCGGTTCACCTTCAACGTCACGCGTTTCACGCCGTTGATAAGGTCGGTCGGATGCTTATTCAGCATCGTAACCGTACGGTACCCCATAAGGGTACCTTGCGACTTATCGGCCCACTTCGCACCTTTATCCATCGAGGCATAAAGGGCGGTATATGAGACGTTTGCCGCTGCCCAATTCTTCAGCGTGAGAGTGGCCTGTGCGGCCATAGGGTTACTCCATTAAGAAGGATTGACAAGTTGAAAGAAAGGTGAGCACGAAAAGAATCACTTCCACCAGTAGTTGATAGAAACACGGGTTGTCAAAATCCGTGTTCATCTCAACCTCTGGCGCCAAAGTGCTCCAAGAGTGGCCAAACGGCGTGCTTTAAGCACGTCATTAGCCACAACAGGAAGCACTGGTGGCGTTCCGTCCCACTTTGCACGAACATGACTGCGGTAGCAAAGGTACGGCACAGGTATAGGACCCTGCGCCCGCCAACCGCTACTTGGAGTGACACTTGGCCGCCCGGTTACCCGGACAGTTTTCGTAGTCCAGCCGTCCAAGACAGTCAGTCCGCTAAGAGAGCCTTGCGCCTCCAACCACGTCCCGACTGAGATTAACCAGTCGAAAACGAAGCTGAAAGGAATAAGCTCCCACGCAAGTAAGGTTAGATCGATCGGTCTAACACCTACCTGGGCAGCCAAAGCCTTTTCTGTAAAGACAACCTCACAGATAAGCCCTGACTGCACCTCAACTTCACGGCGGGATTGTGGCCAAGTTACAGCCAAACTCCCCCATTGAATACTGTACGAGGTCCAAGGGTTCCAGAGAAATTCATCCTGGTACTCCTCGCGACTCCGCACAGAAAACCTCGGTTTTCTGAGGTTGTTGAGATGCTGAGCGGCTAACTCAGCGAGGCCCACAAGATCGCTAACTAGAGGCAACCACCCATAATTGTAAGCTAACCAATTATTGGCAGCTGCACCCGAAGGCTTAGCAATCCCGAGAGCCTTTGCCGCTTCTTTAAAGCGGCCCTTACGGAAGTGCCGATAGGCCTTTCCTAAGGTCCGTGCAGTCTCGCCCATCATGGCAATGGTCTTGCGACCCTCACCAAATGCGACGGCAAGATTTACCTTCATGTCCCTCGCCTTTGATAAAGTTTTCAACTTTACCGACGAAAGGAGATTCTCAGTAGCCCATGAATTATACCATGGGTTTGAGAAGTAATTATTGCTGTATGAAGGTAGGCTCAGTACAAGCGGTGACGTGAGTTGTTTTTCACGCCACCCATCATGGTACCACCAAACATCAACCTTCGGTGTCTCCCAAGTCTCTTGGAGTTCATCTAATGGTTGAGTTGGCAAATACCCTTGAGCCGCACGTAACGCCTTCCAATTGGGGATGGTGCTGTACTGACGATAAACCCAGCGCTTGAAACGCACGAATGCGTTCGAGTTCTGGGACCATAGGTTATATCCACCACTAGCGTTCGGTGTCCAGTACTGATAGAACACCGTATCACTAATGTCACGGACAATTTCCTTGGTTTTCGTCGGCACAGTATACCCCATAGAATTGGAAGGGGGGCTGATCAGGCCCCCTGTACGTTTCACAACGTACAGAAACCTCTCGACTCTGAAAACGTATGTCTAATAGGCCAATTTGTGGATCCTTATCTAAGGGACCCAAACCGCTGTTCACACGTTCAAGGAACAGTGGATCGCCAAGCATACGTCGAAGAGCCGAG